TTTTCTCTTTCGAGAGTTTTAAATGATTGAATCATCTAACGATGCGATGGAAACGATCGCCGACGTCCCCGCCTGGGTGCGGGGGAGTGACGTCTTGTCACTCAAGTCCTTTCCGGGGACTTCAATCCTCCGATACGGAGGAAAAGGAAAACACCTGTGCAAATGCACAGAAGTTCAAAGACATCGATCTTTATTCGATGTAAACAGGCTGTTTACAGCCCCAAACCTCCTGGGCAAGGTTGACTGCCCAGAAATTCTAGTCTGCTCTAACGCAGAAAACATATGGGAGTGTAAGCTCCCCAGGGAGATCACAGATCTCCAATCCAGAGTGACCTTTGAGTCACTCCCTGATGTTAGAACCTGTATGAAGGTTCTAAAAAGAGGTACCTATTGGTACAAACAACTGGCCGTAGGCCGGTATAGGAAGTCTCTGTTCCAGAGACAAATCTCCCGTTTACTTGCGGGATTACCAACTCCTGAAGGTCATGAAAACTTTCAGGATGTGAAGGCTATGAAGCCTTCTTCCGCTGCTGTGCAGCGATTACGTAGTCTTTTGGCTACGGTTGATGGCCTGCTTATGCAGGTTACTTTGGCGTTCCCTGGATCGCCTGACTTCCAGAACTGGAAGAGAATCGATCAGATCCAACGTGGTCTGATCATGCAACTCCTTAATGATTATTTTAAGGATACTGACCCGAACCGGGTCCTAACCTTTGATAAGGTTAAGAATCTCCGCAAGGAGATCAAAAGATGTGGGTTTAACCCATCCCTTGGCGTAGCCAAGGTAGTAGTTCCAAGAGAACTAAGCGCAATGAAAGTCGCACTTTCATTAGTGAGGGGTCAAACCCCTCTTACCTACTTACAGGTAATGATCTTGTCTCAGACAAGAGCTTCGGGGGTTCCCCCCCGGGCGGTCTACGACCGCACTTTGGCCAAGACAGTGGCCATTCTAAAAACTCCCGCAAGCCGGGAGTTACTCCAACTAGTGGAGGGCCCGTTGAACCGGGCCACCGATCACCTTCATGGTGATCTCTTGTCCCGTCTAGGTGGGACAGAAGACCGTGAGAAATTTTTCTCCACGGTAGTTAAGGCAGCGAAGATATCGCTGTCAGACTCTGGTGAATTCTTCACCAAAACAGACTCGGGCGGAAAGCTCGAGGCCGCAAGGCGCATCCTGCGCGCCAATCCGGAAATTCCGGAAATTGACCTGAATACAGGTCAGCAAACCGGTGTAATACTCACCGAAAGTTCACCAATTGGTGAACGACTTTTCCACTGGTCATGTGGAATGTTCGTAGACCGCACGCGGTGCTACGAAAAGAACAACATGAGTTGTCGCATAAGCCTAGTCGCTGAACTAGGCAAATACCGCACAATTACGGTATCAACACTGCAACATGCAGTGCTACTACACCCTATGAGCCACATAGGGTTAAAAGTTCTGGAGGCTTTCCCCTCCAGTGAGAGCGGCATTGGTGCCGCCAATCATGCTTGGAATTTCTTCAAGCGTCTATCGCACAAGAATCCTAGTGCGTCATTCATATTTGATATGAAAAACGAGACCGCGGTGATGTCCACCGACTGGTCCCAGGCCACAGATTACTGTGACCCACTCATAGCCGGAGCTATGCTGAACAGATTCCTGTTCAACCTAGGGGTACCACCATGGTACCGAGAAACAGTGCTTTTTGCACTGACCGCTCCACGACAAGTGGAGACTTTAGACAGGAACGGAGCTCCTGTCGATGTATTTTACACGTCAAGAGGCGTGTTAATGGGTGACCCAGTCACCAAGGTGGTACTCCACCTCCACCATTTGGTGGGAAGAAGAATTGCAGGATTGCTCCTGCAAGATCTATTCGTAGATCATATCCTCGATGAAGAGGAAGAATAGGGACCACATGGTCCTGATTTATCACATCGGTGCCAACGCTCAAAGAGCACAGGCATCACCCTAAGACCCGAACGGGTCGGATGATCCACCGAGAGGTGAAAGCACA